GCAGACATGAGATATACAATGATGGCAGCATACTCGGAGTATTCTGACATAGGTGCATTGGTGAAGGACAAATTTAGCCCTCCATACAAATCAGCGATAGAAGCCTGGATAGCAGATAGAGTTAAAATGATACACCCTGTGCGAGAAGCATTTGACAAAGGGGATAGCCAGGTGATGTTCAAACAACCAGTGTATCTAAATGCAAGAAGAACAGATGAATCAGTAGGTGGCTATGTGAGGTTGCCGTCTATCTGGACAGGACATGTTCTTAGGGCATTACAAGATTATTTGGATGACATGTTCCTCTATGTGTTCACACAAAAGGAGCCAGCAAACATACATCATGAAAATGTCAAAGCTGTAAAGACAATATTAGAGTATCAACAGAAATATGATAGTTTAGATAAGGACAGGAAGTCAGGTTGCTTTGAAAATATAAGTAACTTCTTAGGTTTTCTAGAAGACAAGAATATAATAGGACATGCTGCAGATATAACATGTGAAAGTGCCAAAGACCTTATAACTAAAATTTGGTCAACAGACTTACAAGTTCGGATAAGAAAAGTATTCACAGAACCCCTATGTGAAATAAACAACACCAGGGCGACAATACCTGAATATCAAAGAAAGATGGAGGATATGAAGGTTAGCGGGAAGAAAAGAAAATTAACATCCTCTCTGGAAGAGAATTTTAGACGGGATGCAGATAACATGAAACAACCAAGACAAATCACTAAGTTAGCTCGAGATCGAACCAACAAGCTAAGCCCGATGTCAGATACACTAAGAACAAAGGTTCATGACAGCCTTTTAGACCTCATGTTACAAAACCCCAACATAGAAACAGTGTGGGATCTTGCTACTTGGAATATGACAGAAAACAGAGCACGGGTTGTGGCAGACATATGTATAAAAGCTCAATACGGTGCCAAAAGAGAGTTTTATGTGATAAACACTGGGGCTAAAGCATGTGCAAGAATATTAGAGCAAGTCTTCCACGCCATTGCAGAATTCTGCGAACAAGAAATGATTTCAGTCTCAGGTGACAAGAAACTTTTTGTGATGCAGGAGACATTAAATAATGTGTATTAAGAGAAAGGACCTGATGAGCAAGTTTTCTTTGTGAATGGTGATTGTACAAAATGGTCAGCAGCAGAAACAATGGAATGCTTCTTATCATTCATCGAAGGTATGAGGGATTGCATAGGTGAAGAGATAACAGAGATTCTGCTGTACATCATTAGAATGTGGGCCAACAAAGAAATAACAGTACCACCAACCATTTTG